CTAATGAAGCAACGTTTGTAGCGCGGTTAAAGAATACACTTAATGTAGCGGGATTATTGAAGGGAACAACGGCTAATTGTACTTCAATTAAGATGCCGTTTTCTTGGGGAAATGCTTTTACATAGTTCAAATCGATTCTAGGATCGGCTGATGCAACTCTGCGAATTTCGTTTTCTAATTGGAACTGTACGTCGGCTGTGTTTGGTTCAAAAATAAAATCCCAAAGTCTTGTTCCATATCCAGGCTGTCCTACTTTAGTACCCATTCTAATGTTCAATCCATTAACAAAATCTTGAACAACTAGTTGTGCATCTAGGATACGAAACTTTTTACCCCAAACAATTCCCTTGTTGATGCCACCTGGACCGCCATCAATTCCACCTGTGTTTAAACCCACAGGATTAGTAGTTTTTGGTTTACATGAGTTGATTGTACTGAATCCGATATATTGAGGCATGATGTATTTATATCCTTATTTTAGCCGGCCCCGGGGCCAGTGTCTATACTTCCAATAATTCCAGCAATAGAATTATTAATATCCTGTGAGTTTGGTGCTACTGATGCTGACTTTTGTAATGCAGTTAGTGCAGTTGCGCCTTGACCAGGCACTGAACCCAATGCTGTTTTAGCAGTTCCTGCTAATTGTGTGGCAGACCCAACTAAGTTAGTTAATGATCCTGCCGTAGTACTAATAGAACTTAATGACCCTTTAATTGAACTTACACCAGATGTAATACTTCCCAACAATGATGATGCGCTATTTGAAGCAGTATCAATCAAACTATTGATTGTTCCCTTGCCACTCAATGTGTCACTCAATGATGATACTAAGTCACCTGCGGCCGCGGCTGCACCACCTGCGGCTGCGGCTACCGCCGGAACGTTTACACCTTTAATGTCATCTAGTTTAGACAATAGTGTTTTACGTTCAGGACTATCTAATAGATCAAACCAGGCTTTGCGCAAGTTGTCAATTTCTGGATCACCCTCAGGTAAATCTGCTTCAGCCGCATAAAATGCTTCTCTTGCTTCATCAATCTTATCATTGATTTCATCCAATTCATCAATCGTTGCAAACAAGTCTTTACTCTTGTCAATAACAGATTGAACTTCATCTTTAACTGATTCTGCAATTTCACCTACTAGATTTGGAATAGGAATCTTAGGATCACCCAATACTGAAGTAATCTGTGAAGTAATAGATGCACGATCAGTTGTATTGAATCCAATTGTTGGTAACTTGATGGCGCCACCTGTACCTGAACTTAGGGCTGAGATTGCTGATGTTAATTGTGCGGCTGCACCTGCAGGTAATCCTTTGCTTGCTAATGATGATAATGCTCCGGCGGCATCCGGAATCTTTGGTAACGGCAATCCATTAAGTGCGGCTGCTTGTGCATCTTTAACAAGTCCTGAGATAGCCTCAGTACCAGGAAGTTTGTTGATTGCATCGGTAGCATTATTAACAACAGCCGATACAGTTTTTAATCCACCTGGTAAATTGCTAATACCTGATGCCAATGCCGCAGAAGTTGCGGCTGCGGCTCCTTGCTGTATAGTACTAGCAGCCTTAGATAAACTTGTCAAGTCACCTGTTTTCAACATAGAACTTGCACCGGCTACAGCATTGACCGAGTTAACTGCGGTGCCCACTGCATTAGTAATATTCTGTGCAAGTGTAGCAGTAGATGTGCTACTTGTTGCACCAGTAATTCCTCCCACAGTAGATACGATAGATTTAGCAGTGTTACTTGCACCCGTAATAGCATTCGTAACTGAAGTAACTGTGCCGGTAATTCCTGCAACTGTATTATTAATGGCGCCGCCAATGTTGGTTACTGAACCCAATGACTTACCACCACTTGCTAATGCATTCAATGCACCCTGTGCGGCGCCTCCACCTAATCCCAATGCATTGGTTGCGGCGCCCACTAATGCTCCTGTTGCCGCATCACCCAGTGCTTTAGTTAACTGACTAGACTGTCCTGCAACTGTAGCATTTTCTGCGGCTTTAGTTTTCGCAATAGCAGTTAGATTTTGAGGAACACCTGCTTCTAGTGCCTTGAATGAATTCTTAATCGCACTAAATGCTGAACCTGCTACACCCTTTGCACTATCAATTAATCCTGATAAGCCCGGTGCAGACTTCATTGCATCTAATGCACCAGAGATACCTCCCAATGCACCACCGACTGTTTGTGCAATGCCGGCCGCGGCTGAGCCTTGTCCAATTGCCTTAAGTGCATCTTGTGCGTTACTTGGCAGCGATGGTAAGTTTCCGGCTGCTCCTGCAATTGATTTAACTGCATTAACTGTATTCTGCACGCCTGTTGTAGCCGCGGCCATAACCATACCAGCAACTTGCTGAGGTGACTCTTTACCTGTAATTGCACCAACTGCACCCATTGCTGTTTGTGCTTGCTGTAAGTTAGACACAACTGATGTTGCTTGTGCAGTTACGTTTTGTACTAATTTAGGTAATGTTTCTGCACCAGCAGTTCCAGTAAACACTGCACTTGGCATTGATTGTGCAACGTTAGCACCTGATTGTACCATTGCATTAATTAGTTTGTCAGCACCCGGTTTTACAACTCCAGAACTTGCAAGTTGTGTTGCATTCTGTGCAAATGCACCAACTGCAACTGTGGCTGCACCTGCCGCACTTTTAACTACGGCAGCACCTTGTGAAACGGCAGCAGATGCGGCACCTGTAGCCGCATTAGTTGCAACTGCTCCCATAACAGCATTAGTTGTTCCTTTATCAAGTGCAGACGATACAGAAGGTGTAGTCGGTGCTGTTGCCGCTGTAGCAACTGATACCGGAGTTACTCCTGTATTTGCGGCCGCATTGTTTGTTGCGGCTACAGCCGCAGATGGTTGTGATGGTAACTGACTTGATGCGTTCAAATCTGTTTTAACGTCAACGCCTTGACCGGCTGCTGACCAAGGAGCGTGAGCAGGAGCACGTGTTGCAATTGTTAACAACTTACCAGGTGCTGCCATGAATCCTTTTTGTTCATCGTACAATGTATCGGGTTGTGCAATGATTGGAATGATATCAACTTCTTCAGGCTGAGTACTTGCTGATCCACTGTTTAAGTTAACTTTACTACCATTGACATATGCTTGACCGCCGGCTTTCATTGAACTGTCACCACCGCTGGCTAATGCTACAGCAGATCCTGCTTTTACAGTAAAGTTGTTTAGTGCAAATGCTTTAATATCTTTGGTTGCACGTAGTTTGATTTCTTCCTCAGTGTTAACGTGAACATTCTTTGCTTGAATGCTAAGATTTTCCATAGCATGGATATTAACATTCTTGTCAGCATGTAGGTTCAAATCACCTTGTGTACGCATGTTGATTGAGTTAGTTGAATAGATATCAACTGTGCCTTCTTTACCCAACTCAATATAACTTTGACCATTACTGTGCAATAACATTAATGTTTGGCCGTCATCACTCATTAAGATTTGATGACCTAAGGCTGTACGAATACGAATTAATTGATCACGGCCAATAATGTCACCATCGTCCATAACGATACTGTGACCACCTCTACGTGCAACAACTCTTAACTGTTCTGCTTTAGAATTATCTAAATTATTAGCAATACTTGCGTCATCGAATCCACCTTCATAGATTGGTCTGCCCGGTGTACTGACACCCCAACCAACACGTGAAGCGGCCTCACGTTGCGCACTTGAACTGATAGGTCCGCGAATAGGATCACGAATGATACCCTGTTGATTCATAATTGACGCGGTGTAACTATGCACTGGTCTAGGACTGTCTACGAACTCAGGGCTATCTGACATTTCCTTATTGTTCGTATTAATATTTGTTACAGGTAATCTTAGTGCGCCACCATAACCTTCAGACTCACCGCCATTAGCAATAATATTATCACTTGCGCCAATAGCAGGAACCATGTATAGACTTTCTGCTTCAGGAACACAACCAATATAGAAACCATAGTTAGGGTCACCGTTGATAAAGATACAAACAACTTTTGTACCGATATCAGGTGGTGCATGCCACTCACCATATGAACTAGGATTTGCTTTATAATCGCCGTATCCGTCGTCTGCGGCATCAGGAATAATTTTGCCAAAGAAACTGCTCATGTAACTTACAGTTACCCAGTTGTCTGAATTATCTGTTTCTGCGGCTGCTTGAGGACTGTCAGCAATATAGACTTTAATTCTACCTGATCGTGTAGGGTCCACGTTATCTTTGACAATACCAAATACAGGTACATCTTTGGTAGCCGCACCACCTGCGTTTGGCTTACTATTTTTAGGGGTACCCTTTTGTTTAATTACGTCTTGTGCCATTTATATGTCCTTAGCCGCCGTCATCATCTGCTACTGGTTTTGCGCCTGAACCTGTCGGTGTAGTGTTAGGTTGTGGAGTAGGTGCGGGGCTTGTTGTGGGTGTAGCCGGTTGTGTTTGATTACTTGGATTGTCCTTCTTGAGACCAGTGCCTTGAGTAGTAGTCTGACTATTACTCGGTGCGGGTCCTGACGCACTCGGAGAAGTCGATGCGTTGGGATCTTCCCTCTCGCCACCGGTCTGAGATTTAGATGCGTCACCAAAGTCATTAATATTTGTTTCAAGTAATTGCGTGAACTTGCCGCCTGCAAAAGTACTAGTTACATTGATTACGGTAAAACTTACACCCTTAACCTGTTTTGAAATATTTTCTGGATATTTCCAAAACAAAATACTTTCGTTGATGTTAAGAGTGCCTGTATTTGAAGTGTAATCAACTGCTTCCTTAAAATCGATTTCAATAAACACTTGACCGCCGTTTGGATTAATTGTAAATCCATCAGTACCATAAAATCTACTATAGACTTGATTTTCGCTAGACGCTGAATCTTGTACTAAAAAGTCTGGATCTCCTAATATCGTAATTTTAGCAGTTGCAAATGATCCAGGATCATATAAACTAGTTAGGTAGTTATTTTGTGCTTCAAGGCCGGCGCCTAGTTTACCTATACGAGGCTGACTAGTAAACTGATTGGGCGCACGTGATACACTATTAGGTCCGTCAGACGCATTACCTGCACCATTTTGTGCTGTTTGACTAGTTCCTGCGTTATTGCCGCCGGTTTTATCCCCAGCACCAGATGTGCTAGTTGAAGGGTCTCCTCCCAAAACAACGTTAAAGTACGCAGTGTCTAGATTTTGTTCATACTGTAATACTTCTGAGTTTTTACCAGTATACCAATATTCATATCTCTTATGAGGTCCATAATATGATTTACCGGGATTAGCATAGGCACTGTCAATGACAGGTGTTTCATATGTTTGTAACACATATGTAATTGTGTATGCCCAGTCATTTACTTTACCGTCCCATTTTGCATCAGATATTTCTGCACTACAATTATACCATTTAATAGTTTTCTTAGTGTCAGGTTTATTTTCTTTTGCAGATTTCTTTTTAGGATCAGTTTCTAATGATGTTGTATAAACAACATTTAAGGCATCTCTTAAGAAACCACTTTGTGCGACAATATTATTAATTGCCTGTAATATAGGTGTAGCGGGGGAACCTGAAAACGTAATGCTTCTTTTAGTGTTGTCAGGCTGAGATTTTACTTCAGAGGCGGCAGTAGATTGTTTAGTTGTTTTGGCGCCGGCACCTGGCCATTTAAACTTATCAATATCTTCAGGGCTTACTAGTTTTGCTTCAGCAATTTCTCTAGCAGGCTCACCCAAATATCTAATTTGATACGTGTTTACTTCACCAATTTTGCCATCTTCTTTAAGTTTAATTTGATCCTGATTTAGTTTATCAAATAACTGAGTAATTGCTTCATCAACCGTAGCGGCTGTCACTTCTTTATTTGAAGTGATCAATCCTCTTTTAACTGAAAATGCAGATTGTGGAGGCAATGATGTGCATCCAATATTATAAACTGTTGCTTTACCATCAATTTTAAATTTAATTTCATTTATGATAATATCATAATATGTATTGAATAAACCATTACCATTTGCATTAGGATCTAATGTATTCCCATCATATACTTCACTACCGGTAATTCTATTACCTGCTTCATCATATCCTAAAAATCTTACACCTAAAATAAAGAATTGTTTTGATGGATTTTCAGGCCATCCTTGCCCCATGCTTTTAGCATATTCTGCTAATGCATCATTTGCC